CCCTGTCTGTCTGCAACCCAGTAATAGGACAGATCGCCAAACAGTACAGACTTCGCACCAGCCTCTACTCCCGGCATGAATGCAGAAGTGTAGATCGGACGGCCCATAAGGGTATCCGGTGTGGATGCGGTCATGGACGGCTGCCACAGATACTGGCCGTTGTTATCCTTTAACTTCCTGAGTACCTTTACATGGGCATCATTCATGATAAATACCGCATTCTTACGGTAAGGTGCTTTCAGGGAATAATACAGATCAAAAATCTCATCTGCCGTAAATCCGGTAGCAGAAGCAGCGGTAACGCCAATCTCTGCACCGCCATTCTCCGCAAGTACGCCAAGGGGCTTTCCTGCACCGTCCCCGGTAAAGAATGTCTCCTCTTCTTTATTGCCAATACGGCGTGCAAACTCACGGGCAATGTATGCCTCCAGATCAAATACACTGTCATTCAGCAGTTCCTCGGACACCTTGATCATGGTTCCCAGCTTATAGGCACCAATGGATACCTGGGAGAATGCATCATCGCTTTCAGGGATTGCACCCTCTTCATCCACCCATGAAGCCGCCCCTTTGGAAGCAACCACCGGGATCTTTCGGTCTCCGGAACTGGTCTGGATCACATGAGCCAGGGAACGGAAGATATTTTTTTCGGTAAGTGCTTCCACCAAAGTACGTTCAAATTCATCGGGTACCAGATAACCGCCCTCTGAATCCGTTCCGATCTGCAGGGCATTCATGATCTCATGACTCGGCATCTTGCTTCTCATGGCATTCCAGAAAGAGCGGCGGTATTCCGCAGAAGCCCTTCCCGTTTTTTCCTCTCCGGTACCATTAGCAGGCTTACCGGTGATCGGCGTATTCAATGGCTTGTTCAGTTCCGCATCCAACGCCTGCTGTCTTTCCAGACGGTCGATCTCCTTTCCCAGATTTACCACATCCGCTTCCATTTTTTCATAGGCAGCCACATCTTCTGCGGACAACAGACCATCCGCACCTCTCTTGGAATCCAAAAATGCCTTTGCTGCCTCCCAAGCCTTTGCCCTTTTCTCTCTTAACTCTAAAATCTTACTCATGGTAAAACCCTCCTTAAAATTTCAATAAATTAAGCCGCTTATATAGCGGCTCTGCAGACTGTTTATTTTCATTTCTTACCTGCAACTTGCTCAGCAGACTATTGGTCACTGCCCTCCGTGAGAATGCGAAGCTCTCCGGTTCCGGCAGGGCATCTTCCTTCTTAGCATAGAGCAGTTCATCTGCGAAGCCGAGTTCCACGGCTTTGTGTGCGGACATCCATGTTTCCGCATCCATAAGGTGCGAGATTTTTGCCCTCGACAACCCTGTTTTGATCTCATACGCATTGATAATCGACTCCTTTACTTCTTCCAGCATGGCAACCGCTTTTTTCATCTCCTCAGAATCCCCGATTGCCACGGTAAGCGGGTTATGCACCATCATCAGTGCCGTAGGTGCCATCAGCACGGTAGTACCTGCCATGGCGATCACGCTGGCCGCACTGGCAGCAATGCCGTCAATCTTGACCGTAACTGCCCCCTTATACTCCATCAGCATGGTATAAATCTGGGAGGCTGCTATGCAGTCCCCACCGGGGCTGTTGATCCAGAGGGTAATATCTCCATCCCCAGCCATCAGCTCTTCCCGAAATGCTGCCGGAGTCACATCATCCGCAAACCAGCTTTCTTCCGCAATGGTACCGTTCAAATAAAGGGTGCGGCTCTCGTCAGCATTCCGCACCCAGTTCCAAAATTTCTTCAATTTTCCTTTCCTCCTTCTGGAAATATAAACGGGCTATCCCCGTAATCATACAAATATCCACACCCTTAATCCTGTGAATAGGATTTGCTCCAATCTCCCGCATGTGCAAGGTCGATCATGTTGCCGTTACAAAGATAACGGTTTCCGCCCTTTTCATCCGGTATCAGATCCATATTTTCAAGAGTTCTCACATCATTGGGTGACATGAAACCATTCTGAATCCCTATGGCATATCCATTCATACGGCTCTGGTAATCTCCACGAAGCAGCCCCTCCACATTGAAGCGGATGAAATATTCCTTTTTCTCGCTTTCCAAAAACAATCGCCTTGCCATACTCTGTTCCCAGCGCATCAGCCAGGGCTCCAGGGTGTACTTTACAAATTCCAAGGACTGCTGCTCAATGTTGGAAAAACTGGACTTCTCCAGATCCCCTACCATATGCGGCGGTACCCGGAATATGCGGGCAATCTCATTGATCTGGAATTTTCTCGTTTCCAGAAACTGCGCCTGCTCCGGCGAAATTCCGATGGCCTGATATTTCATGCCCTCCTCTAATACCGCTATCTGATGGGAATTGCTGCTGCCTCGGAACAACTTATTCCAGCTCTCCCTTACCTTATCCGGGTTCTTTAAAACACCGGGATGCTCTAAGATACCGCCGGGAGCCGCATCGTTGGCAAAGAACTTTGCACCATATTCCTCACAGGCAATCGCCATGCCCACGGCATTTTTCGCCATGGCCAAAGGAGAATATCCCACGATACCGTCATACCCAAGCCCCGGTATATGTAACACCTGCTCTGGCGGCAAATAGATCTGTCCGTTTTCGTTGCTGGTAGGCGAATCCTCCGTCCCCTTGGTATACAGATAATACAGCTGTCCCCTGCTGTCACGGTCAACGGTCATCTTTGTAGGCATCAAAGGATACATCCCCACCACCTCACCCTTCCCATTCCGTATGATCTGGGCGTAGGCATTGCCATACATCAAAAGATGCCCCATCAGCGTTTCCCGGAAATTAAAGGATGTCATTTCCGGGTTCGGTTCATCATGGAGCAGATGATACAGCGGATGCTCCAAGGCTTTTTCCTTGCTCCCATCCTTTCCGTACCGGTATACATGAAGGGGAAGCCCTGCCACCGCCTCCGACAAGATACGGACACAGGAATACACCGCCGTCATCTGCATGGCAGTCCTCTCATTGACCGGCTTACCGCTGGTAGAACCCCCAAAGAAGAAGCTAAACCTGCTGCCACCCAGCGAATCCTTTGCCTTTCTTAGTTCCTCCGGCTTATCCCTCGCCTGAAACATATTGCTGAAAATACTCATATCAGTATCAGTCCCCTTTCGTCATAAATAGATACTCCAGTCATGCCTCCGCCACGTATCGCACGGTCAAGTGCCATGATCGCCGCCACCGCACCATCGATCTTCTCAGTAGACTTCTCCTTATCGGGCTTCAGATTCCCAGCCGGGTCAGTACGAACATGAATGTTATCCATCATCCACCGAAGAACAGGATGCCCGCCATGGGCGATCTGCTCATCCAAAGTAAGCCGCATCAGTTCCTTGGTAGGCGGTGACATATCCTTAAACCCCTGTCCGAAAGGAACTACCGTAAAGCCAAGTCCCTCTAAGTTTTGAACCATCTGTGTCGCACCCCATCTATCGAAAGCGATCTCCTGAATGTTATACATGGTTCCCAGCTCCTCAATAAAAGCCTCAATGAAGCCATAATGCACCACATTTCCCTCCGTGGTCTGCAAATATCCCTGCTTCTCCCATACATCATAGGGAACATGGTCACGCCTTACCCGGATCTCCAGATTATCCTCCGGTATCCAAAAATAGGGCAGAATGCTGTATTTATCCTCCTCATCCACAGGCGGAAACACCAGTACAAAGGCAGTAATGTCTGTAGTAGAGGAAAGGTCAAGACCGCCATAGCAAACCCTTCCTTTCAGACGTTCTGCATCCACCACAAACTCACATTTATCCCACTTTTCCATAGGCATCCAGCGTACTGCCTGCTTTACCCACTGGCATAAGCGAAGCTGCCGGAACAGATTCTCCTCTGCCGGATTCTGCCTTGCACTCTCGCAAGCCGCAGCTACCTTCTCCACATCCACCGTAATGCCAAGGGAAGGATTGGCTTTCGCCCATACCTCCGGGGAAGTCCAGTCATCCTCCTCATCCGCCCCGAAGATCACCGGGTAAAAGGTAGGATCGATCTTTCTCCCCTCCAAAATATCCTTTGCTTTCTGATGTACCTCATAGCAGATGGAATTGGTATCATTCCCGGCAGTGGTGATCAGAAAATACAAAGGCTGCTTTCTCGCATCACCGGAGCCGTGAGTCATAACATCATACAACTGCCTGTTGGGCTGGGCATGGAGTTCATCAAAGACCACCGCATGAACATTCAGACCATGCTTCGTATACGCCTCCGCCGACAATACTTGATAAAAGCTGCCCAGCGGTTTGTAGATCAGACGTTTCTGAGAAAGCACTGGCTTGATACGGTTCTTAAGTGCCGGGCACTGCTCCACCATTCCGCAGGCCACATCAAATACAATGGATGCCTGCTGCCTGTCAGAAGCACAGCCATACACTTCACCGCCATATTCCCCATCTCCGCAGGTAAGTAAAAGTGCAATCGCAGCCGCCAGTTCTGATTTCCCCTGCTTCTTGGCGATCTCCACATATGCCGTATTGAACTGCCGGTACCCATTGGGCTTTACAATACCAAACAAGTCACGAATGATCTGTTCCTGCCAGTCAATCAGTTCAAAATTCTGTCCGTACCACTCCCCTTTGGTATGCTTCAGGCAGTTGATAAAAGCCACGGCTAATTCTGCAAGCTCCTCATTATAATGAGAGCCGTCCGCCATGAAGCGGGTAGGCTCATAATCCCTTAGCTTTCGCATACGGCAAACGCCTCCTTTCAAAATCTCCACGAAAAAAGGAACCTCCCATAAGGAAAGCTCCTCAAATTATTTTATATCTTTGCTGATATGTTCTAAGTTTCTATTTCTTCGGTCTCAAAGGTATACAGATCTTCGTCACACTCAAAACACTGGTAACTATATTCCGGATTATCAGACTTATATACAGGATGCCCGCAGCGCCTGCATATCCGGCCAGTATCTTTATACAAGCGGCCCTCATGGAAAAAACCTTCCTTTTGCAAGTCTTTTTCCACAATCTGTATCTTGTCCTCCCCATAAACAATACCCAGCCCCGAACCATTATCCCACCGTACAAATACGGTTCCGGTATCATCCACATGGTCTACCACACCCCTGTCTCCGGGCTTTAATCTGCTATACGGATCATCCATGGAAACCAGTTCCACCAAAGTCCCTTTTGGGTATTCCTCCCTTACTTTTTCTACCTGCTCCCTTGTTGGAAATACCACTACAAACGCCTCCTTCCTTTTTAGTGTGACACAGATTACCCTGAAACCGCCAAAAAGACAAGGCTTCACAACGAAAAAAGCCCAAACCGGGCTGCTTTCTTTTATGCCTTTTTCATGGTCAGACCTTCCAGCGTAGTGTATGCATTTAACTTCTCTACATACGTTCCCGCTATCTTCCAGCCTGCCCCAAGGAATAAATGAATGGTATGCATAAGTGCGGTAGATTTATCACAGAGATTCAGCTCCCGAATCCCTGCCTTATCCAGTTCCGCCATATAGCCCTCAAAGTCGTTCTCCCACACCATATCCTCAATGGTAAATTCGGAAAGATTTCTTTCATTGGTTCTCAGATAGTCCTGTAACACTCTGCAGAGGAAGTATTCTACAGGTGTTTCTTTCCGTTCTGTAAAATACTGCAGGCGTTCGGTCAGATATTCATTCTGGTAGCTTTTGATGGTATCAAGTCTTGTCATGGTAAATTTCCTTTCTCTCATTTGATGTGAGTGGAGATTACCCTGAAACACCTAAAAAGACAAGACTCACACTTAAAATTCTTAAACTTAATTTTTAACCAGTGCCGCCTTTTCCCCGGTAAACTGCTCCCATCGAAGAATGGTAAGGTCACAATTTACAGGATCACTGTCCATAGCATAACATTTCCTGCCGCACTGTTCTGCTGCGATCAGCGTTGTCCCAAACCCGGCAAAAGGTTCCAGTACAATTCCTTCCACATCTGAGTGCATTTTCATACAACGCCACGGAAGCTCCACCGGAACTGCAGGCGCGCCGTCCTTTCCGGAGGAAGCAGCGGCTACCTCCCATATTCCGGCATATCCCCAGTTTCGTCTCTCCTCCTTCGTAAGCCTGCGGACGAACTGGTAACTATGCCCGGCAAAGGCAGATACCCATTCAAACTCCTGATCATTGTAACTATCCACCGCCTTATCAGAAAAGGCACTCACATATTCATACTGGGGCATGGGTTTTGTACTGGTAAGATGTACGGAACCCATGCGGGCAACGATCCCCTGCTTTTTCCAGATACGCAGCCACAGGGGACGGAAATTCTTATCCCCGAACAATTTCATGCTGTGAAATGCCAGCGGCTCCATAAACTGGGAGCCTGTAGCAAACATATCCCCAAAGGTACAGCAGACCACCCCAGCATATCCACAAATATTCTCTATGACTGCTGCCATACGAGTAAGCCACGGTTCCATGCCGTCCTTTTTATATTCCTGTGTATCCATACCGGGCAGGGATGTTACGCAACAGTCCGCTCTATCTCCCGCTATCAATCGTTCCATATCCCCTGTATTCTCAGGGCTGCCGCACAAAAGCCGGTGTTCCCCAAGCATCCACAGATCGCCTGGTTTCGTAACCGCACCCCCTGCCGCCGCAAGATCCTCCGCCGCTTTCTTATGGTCAAAATCATCCTCCATGGCTTCTGCAGAGTAAAACTTATTCATCAGTGCATCTACTTCCTCCGCATCAAATCCGGTAAGGGAAACATCAAAGGCAGAAGCATCCAAGTCCGCCATTAGTTCTGCCAGCTTCGTCTCATCCCAACCGCCCTGAATACGGTTCAGGGCAAGGTTCAGTGCCTTTTCCCTCTGGATATCTAGCTCCACCACCACACAGTCGATCATGGTCTCGCCCATATCCAACAATACTTTTAACCGCTGGTGTCCGCCAACAACATTTCCGGTAGCCTCATTCCATACTACCGGTTCCACAAAACCAAACTCCTCAATGGAGCGTTTCAATTTCTCATAATCCTTATCACCGGGCTTTAGATCCTTTCTCGGATTATATGCCGCCGGATTCAGCCTCGCCGCCTCTATCTTTCTTACTACCATCTTTCCTCTCTCCTATCCTATACGCTTCATAAGGGATACCAATATATTCCAGTACACGCCGAAGTCCCAGACCGCCTGCTTCCCAGTCACGCATACAGAACCGCCACAATTCCGGATGAGTAATCTGCATCCTTTGAAATCTTGTGGGCTCCCCATCTAAATGCGCTCCGAACATACAGAAGGCGCAGCCGGTACGGTCATACCCCATATCATAAATTTTGCTGTATGCTACATTAAACTGCCTGATGTACTCCCATACAGCACATTCCAACCAGAAGGACAATGGCTTGGAGGCAGGCTTCTTTGCATCATACGAATTACATCCGCATTTCAACACCTGCTGGGTACGCAGCTTGCTCTCTGCCGCCATGGTGCCAATGATCGGCACACGCCCGGTCTCCTCCACATATTTCTTCATGGGCTTTCTCTTCATTTCCATACAACACCCGGCTCCGATCTTAAAGGGTGCATCGATCAGATACCGCCACTGCCTTGATAATTTAAACCTCGTCCGCCTGCCATCGGGCATGATACCATGATATTTCTGCCTTACCACATCCGGATTTCCCAGCCGGATACGGTGTATCCATTCACTCTGCTCCTTACCGATCACCGGATACCCATACTTCTCTATAACCTCCCGGAAGTTCATTTCTGGCTGTAAACACACTACATTTTCTACACTCTCCACAAACTCCTTTATCTCCGGAAACTCCAGACCGGTATCCGCAAAGACTGCCGGAACATCCGGATACAGGGAACGGACAAGATGTAACAGCACCGTAGAGTCCTTCCCGCCGGAAAAACTCACATATACCTTTCCATCGTAATGCTCATACCATTCCCGGATATACTGCTTACTCAGTTCTATCTTTTTTTCCAGCGGTAATTTCTGTAACTTTTTTAACTGCCATAATTCCATAACCAAATCTCCCTCTAAAAGCGTAGAGACGGATTTGAACCGCCACCTCCCATCGGTTAATGGGTGGTCTGCCATTAGCCTACCTACGCACGATAACCGGAGCCTTACTCCGGTGTAACCTTGCTATGCCGCTCTGCCTGCGATACCTTCTCGCCCTTATACATCCCTGCTCCAAGCTCGTCAATCTTGGAAAATGGTATCTCCGGCACGGTCAGATCCTTTCGTTTGCTCTTATCAATGAAATAGATATACCGTAGCTGATAACCCGGTATCGGCGTAGCCCCTACATAGTCCAGATATTTCTTAAAATTGTAAGTACCACCTGTCACATCAAAGAAGGTCAGACCGCCAAGTTCCTTGCGCGGCATCATCGGGTTGCTGGCCAGCGTCATCTTATGCACGCGAGTACCATCCGGCAGCTCCGCAAGGTTCAAATTTTCCTTGATCCCGGTAAGGACAAAGTTGCTGGCTCTGTATATGGTGCCGTCACCGCAAGAGCAGGCATCCGCAAAGCTGATGATCCATTTGATCTGCGGTGCATATTTCTTGATCAGCTTAATACTCATGGCAATGGCCCGGCTTTCGGAATTTCTCGGAAGGTAGCTGTCA